AAAGCGATGGATGTTGCCGTGGATCAAACGATAACGCTGGTAAGACAAAACATGTTGGAGGCAATAGATGTCAAACATATCGATACCTCACTTATACCGTCCGCGTTCTTATCAAAAGCCGGTCTGGCTGGCGATGGAATTGGGCGTAAAGCGATTGGTCCTAGTGTGGCACCGAAGATGCGGAAAAGACACAACAAGTCTTAATATAATGATCGACCGGATGTTGCAGCGGCCGGGATCCTATTACCACTTATTTCCGACCGCGAGGCAAGGGCGCAAGGCAATTTATGAAGGAATTAACAAGGATGGCCATGCGTTTCTTGATCATATTCCGAAACAGATAATCGCCCGGAAAAATGACCAGGAAATGTTAGTCGAGGTCAAAGGGGAAAAGGGAAATTCTATTTACCAGGTGGTCGGCACTGACAAGGGTATGGATTACCTTAGAGGAACCAACCCGGTCGGCGTGATCTTTTCGGAATACTCGAGAATGAGCCCCGCCGTATGGGATACGATCCGCCCGATCCTCCGTGAAAATGACGGCTGGGCAATTTTTGCGTACACCCCCTGGGGAGAAAACCACGGCTACGATATGTATAACATGGCCAAGAACAACGATGAATGGTTTGCCAGTTTCCTCACCGTGGACGATACGAAAGATCATCAAGGCAAACCCCTGATCTCCGAATCCGATGTGCAGGAGGAAAGAGACTCCGGCATGTCGAAAGAAATGGTGGCCCAGGAATTTTACTGTAGCTGGCAGTCGGCGCTTCCGGGTGCTTATTTTGCCAGCGAAATGGAATCCGCCCTCGAACAAGGGCGTATCACCCAAGTGGCGTATGAACCCGAACTCCCGGTCGAAACCTACTGGGATCTCGGCGTATCGGATGAAAATGCGATCTGGTTCGCCCAGCATGTCGGCAATGAAACCCGCTTGATTGACTATTATGAAAACTCCGGTGAGGGCTTGGTGCATTACATCCAGGTTCTCCGGAACAAGCCGTATATATACGGCCGCCACCACGCGCCGCATGACATTCAAGTGCGCGAGTTCACCACCGGGCGATCCCGAAGGGACACCGCACTCAATCTCGGCATTGATTTTCTGGTCGGCAAGAAAGTGGAAAAAATGGAAGCGATTGACGCGCTCCGCCGGTACCTCGGCCGTTGCTGGTTCGATGCGGAAAAATGCAAGCTGGGGATCGCGGCATTGAGAAACTTTCATAAAAGTTACAACGACAAGACCCGGACGTTTTCTTCCCCGGTGCATGATTGGTCATCACACGGGGTCGATGCGCTGATGGAATGTTCCAATGCGTTTTACCTGGACGGCTTTGACCAATCCAATACGAAACAGACACACCAGATCAATGACTACGATATTTTTAATTCCGGCAGAGATTTATTAAATTGAGATTGCCCTTTATTTGCCAATGTTATTTTTGAAATAAGATTGCCAAATAAACACAAGTTTCTTTAGTTTGTAACATAATAAAATAGGAGTATTACCAATGGGTTCATTTTTTAGTCCACCTAGACCACCGGCTCCCCCGCCACCCCCTCCTCCTCCGCCTCCGGTTGTGATTCCGCCTCCGCCTCCTCCTCCTCCGCCACCTCCCGCGGCTCCGCCCGAGATTGACCGGTCGGAAGAAGAAAGGCAAGAGCGGCAAGCATTATTGGCGCGTAAACGAGGTGGCCGAAGGTCCACCATTTTAACGGGACCCTTGGGAGATACTTCCGATGTTGGCTCTTATCGCAAACGATTGTTGGGGGATTAGTGTGAGCATGATGCAACTGATAGATGCAACAAGACTGCAAGGAAGTGGCCAGCCTAATATATGGAGTACAGCCCCTGATAAGGTTGAAAAAGCTCGCAAATTTTGGTTGGACCATGGCAAAAGCCGAGGGGAAATGTTTTTGGTTGATCGGCCTTATGGCGGGTTCGGGCGTGTCCCCTTGCCATACAAATATGATTATTCAAAAGATCCGCGAGGTTTCTTAAGACCATCCGAAAAAATGCCACAAAAAATAATATCGGCACAAGTACCGGAACAAGCACCCGCACAAACGCCAGCGGAAGAAACCGCATCCGCGGATCCCGTTCAAATGCAAGGGCGGGTGCCAACGGCAAAAAGAAAAAAACGCACAACCATTATGGCGGATCCTTTGGCCACACGGACAGAGGGAGGTTTAGATACAACTTTTAGAAAAAGATTATTAGGGGGCTGAATGCCAGATATAAACTCATTACTTAAACGCTTTGACAAGTTGAAAATGCGGCGCACCCAATGGGAGCCCTTTTTTCGTGATGTCAGGGATTATATTCGTCCACGCAAGGGCAAAGTGGATTCATCTACATTTCAATACGGTCAGCAGCAGACCAATAGACGATTCGATTCTACGGCCACCGAGGCGAATAGACTCCTAGCATTATCGATGCAGAACTCACTTTGTCCAAGCAGCGTCATCTGGTACAAGTTGAAAATTCCGGATGCTCACCCAATGGCAGAACTCAATCACGATCCACAAGTACAAGAATGGTTCGATGCCGTGTGCGAGAAAATGTTTTACACCATGCACCAGAGTAATTTTTATTCGGTGATTGGCGAGGCATTTTTGGATTACACATCGTTCGGCACCATTTGCGTGATGATCGATGAAGATGACCTGACCCACCCGTCTTTTAACGGCGTGGTGTACAAGTCGATGCCGATTGGTGAATTTGTGTTTGCCGAGGATCGCCGGGGTGTTCCTGATACTTTATTTTGGGAATACAAGATGACGGCACGGCAAGCCATGCAGCAATTTGGTTTGAAAAATCTGCCGGAAGTTATCAGGGAAAACGTCACCGAAAAGCCTGACGAAGAATACGATTTTGTTCGCGCTGTTGTCCCGAGCGAGGATTACTATTCGAAAAAACGCCGTGGCAAGGAATCAAAAGCGTGGACGGCCATAGACATTTTTGCACATGGCAAGGAAAAAATTGCCGAATCAGGATACAACGAATTCCCGTACGCCATTGGCCGGTTTGCCAAGGAATCCGGGGAATTGTGGGGACGGTCCCCCGCTGATGTGGCCATGGCCGATATAAAAGTTTTAAACAAGATCCGTGAGCTCGAACTGCGGGCCCTCAACAAAGCGGTCGATCCCCCCTTGATTGCACCACACCAAGGAATTGTGGGAGCATTTAAACTGATCCCGGGCGCGATCAATTATTCGCGTGAACCAGAGCGCATCAAGTTTTTACCGTTTGAGGGTCGGTTTGACCTCACAAACCTTAAGGGGGATGAACTCAAGCGTGGCATCCGGTCCATGTTCATGGCTGATCAACTGATCATGCCGGAAAAACCGAATATGACCGCGCAAGAGGTCATCGAACTAAGAGAACAATTTCAACGCATGTTAGGACCCACGGTATCGCGATTTGAATCCGAGGTCCTCATGCCCATCGTTTTACGCACGTTCGGCATTGGTTATCGCACCGGATTGTTTCCAAATTCACCCGAACAACTGTATGGATTAGGTGAAGTCGATGTCGAATTCGTGGGCTCTTTGGCAAAAGCACAAAAACTTTCAGACGTTTCAGCAATTACACAATGGTTCGGTATGTTGGGACAAGCGGCCCAGTTCAACCCCGAAGTCATCGATATTGTGGATTTCGAGGAGGCTTTGAGGATCCTCGGGGATCGCTTGATGGTTCCGGGCTCTGCAATGAAATCGGAGGAAGATCTCGCACAACTAAGAATGATGAAGATGGAAAAAATGGAACAACAAAAACAAACTGATGATTTGATGCAAGCGGCCGAGGGTGTGAATATGGCAGGGCCGGGACTCAAATCCTTAATGGAGGCAAATGAAACCGCAGAACGAATGGGAGCCCCAACTGAATGACAAGGAACGCAAAAAAGTTGCCATCAACTATTTGCATTGTTTCGAATCGGAAGCGGGTAAGGCAGTATTAAAAGATTTAAAAGAGATGTACCAGGACAAATCCAGCGTAGTTGCAAACGATCCTTATGGAACTTACTTCCAAGAGGGTTGCCGGTTCGTTTATCTCTTGATTGCCGAAACGGTAAAGCTGGGACTCGAACTCAAATCAAAAGGAGAGTAATTTATGATCACTGAAACGCAAGAGCCGGTTGTTCCCGACACCTCAAGCGAATCGGAAGCGGCACCCGAGGCAACACCCGAAGAAACTACTCCAAGTTGGAGGGATGAAGTTCCGGAAGATTACCGGGAAGAAAAAACATTAAGCAAGTATGAAACGGTCGGTGACCTGGCAAAAGGTCATGTGCATCTTTCCCGTATGATGGGAAACTCGGTCAAGATTCCCGGCGAGGATGCCACCGATGAAGAACGAAACGATTTTTTCACGAAACTCGGAAGGCCCGAACAAGCGGACCAGTATGAATACCAGCGGCCGGACATGCCGGAAGGTATGACATACGATGAAGATGCCGAAAAGGCATTCAAGGAATTTGCACATAAACAAGGATTGTCCAACGCGCAATTAGCATCCACCCTGGATTTTTACAACAAGTTTGCGCTGGATTCACAAATTGACCAAAAGCTGGTCATGGACGAAGCGTATTTCAAGGGCGAAGCGGCGCTGCAAAAAGAATGGGGTCACAAGGGATATGATCGCAATGTTGCGATTGCCCAGCGTGCCATGAAAGAGTTTGGCGGTCCGGAGCTCGAGAAGCTAATGACCCAGGATCCGCGTGGATCCCATCCGGCACTGATTAAGGCGTTTTATCAAATGGGACTGAAAAGCCAGGAGGCACGGCCCCTGGATGCAGGACATGATTCCAGTTTTCTGGATATTGCATCGGCTCAAAAGGAAATTGAAGCGTTTAATAAACCTGGACATAAATTTTATAAGGCTTACTGGAACAAGGACGATCCAAAACATGGCGAAGCGATTGCATACCGGGATCGTTTATTTGAGATGGCATATCCGGAAGAATAAATGGAATCTAATATTACATGTGGCGAATGCAAACATTTTGGAAAAAAACGCATCGTCATGTCAAGAAAGGAAAACCCGTTTCGCCTCGGAAGATTACGGGGCAAAAAATATGATTATTGTTTGTATTACGATCAACCCGCGAAGGAAAGCGATTTTTATGGATTATGCGAAGTAGCAAAACGTGTTCCCGTAATTATCGATTTCCCTAGCTTGGCAACCCCTGACCCGGAAACGGATCCTCCGGTGGTTGCATAGCAGTATCTCGGATACCCGGAAACGGCCCACCTTGAAAAGAAGTACCGAGAGCCCGAAAGGTCGGAAACCTCTTAATTATTATTAATTCCTCAAATAAAGAGGTGTGAAATGAGTACAGAAGTCAATAAGGCGTTTGTCAATAAGTACCGCGCCAATTTCATACACCTCGCCCAGCAAAAAGGTTCGCGTTTGCGAAACTTTGTGCGAGTGAATGAGGGTGTTGTAGGTAAGGCTGATCACTGGGATCGCCTGGGGAGTACAGCGGCTCAAAAAATGACGAGTCGGCATTCAGACACTCCGCTTATCAGCACACCCCACTCAAGGCGAAAAATTGTAATGGAAGATTACAATTGGGCGGACCTTGTAGATCGCGCCGATCAGATCAAGATGTTATCTGATCCAGGTTCGGAATACATGACCGCGGGTGTATGGGCAATGGGTAGAACCATTGACGATATAGTTTTAGAATCAATGACGGGAAATGCAACGTCAGTGAGTTCCGCTGATGCGGCGAGTGATATCGCCTTACCGTCCGCGCAGAAAGTGGTACATGGATCAGCGGGTATGACCATTGCCAAGCTACGAGCGGCGCGAAAAATTTTAAGGGAAGCGGACATTGATCCGGATGAAGAACTTTATCTCGCAATCAGTGGAGATAAGATCGAGGATTTGTTTGCTGAATCAGGAACCCCAATCATTAACCACGATTTCAATGATAAGAAACCGATGGTTACCGGCTCAATAGGCCAATTTTTCGGGTTCAATTTTATTCACACCGAGCGATTAAACAACGATTCGGACGGGAACCAGCAAGTGATGGCATGGGCAAAATCTGGCATCGGTCTTTCTATCGGCAAAAACATCGAGACGAAACTCTCGGAACGCGCTGACAAGAATTACTCATGGCAAGTATATGCACAAATGTCATTAGGTGCGGTTCGTGTTCAAGATACTCACGTTGTTGAAATAGCTTGTCAATAAGGGAGGTGTACGATGGCTACATATTACTCTACAGAGTACACCACCCATAGGGACGGACCAGATAAAAATGATCCGACCACTAATAACGGTGTTGTGTATGAATACGCACGTTTT